CGACCGCAAGGCTCGTCGTAAGCGGGGGAGGCGCGGCTATCCAAGGAAATGGATTTCCTACGACCGGCGCAGGATGGGAATTTTACACCGACACAACGACTGGGTCTTGGGCGCAATCGTATAATCGCACCAGCAGTGCGTGGCTCGATGCAAATTGGAATGCTTTGACGCACAAATACAGCACGTCCGGTGCCGAGCGGATGCGAATCAACAGCGCAGGTGACGTCTTTATCGGCGGCACAACACTAAACGGGAGCGAAAATACCGCAGGTTATAGTGTGGGTGGTGCTTCGTGGCGCGTCTCCAGAAACGTCACTACGAACGTAAATCAAATAGTATTCTTTAATCCGAACGGTGCAGTTGGAGCTATTCAAACCAACGGCAGCGCAACGTCATACAACACCTCCTCCGACTATCGCCTGAAGGAAAACGTGGTCCCAATGCAGGACGCCCTGCAACGGATCACGCAGCTCAAGCCTAGCCGGTTCAATTTCATCGCGGATGACTCTCTCGTAGTGGATGGGTTCCTCGCTCATGAAGTTCAGGAGGTCGTTCCTGAAGCCATCTCTGGCGAGAAGGACGCAATGCGTGACGAGGAGTATGAGGTCACTCCGGCGGTCCTAGATGACGACGGTAACGAGACCACTCCTGCCGTCATGGATACTAGGTCAGTGCCGGACTACCAAGGCATTGACCAATCCAAGCTTGTGCCTTTGCTTGTTGGTGCGGTTCAGGAACTCACTGCCCGTCTTGAGGCGTTGGAAAATAACTGATTGACAAACACTATTAAGTGGTTTTATAAATTGTTTGTATGACTATTCAAGAGAAACTTAATCAACTATACATTGCCACACGCGTTGCTTCCCTTAACGCAGACCAGCACGCAGCCTTGCAACAGCATGCAAAGGATATTCTGGAGGCCCTTAAAGAGCCAGAACCTGAAATCGGAGAATAAAATGCCATACGGAAAAGGAACATACGGAAGCAAAGTTGGTCGCCCATCCAAGGCCGCAAAGGCCAAGGGTAAAAAGCGAGCAATGCCTAGAAAAAAATGTAAGTGAGTGACTGCAAACATGTGTTAAAATAACTCATGTTTACGTTTCTTTCTAGTGCGGCGGGTGGGTCTATCTTAGGCGGCATTCTTTCAGTCGTCCAAAAGGTAGTAGATGCAAAGTCTAAGGCTTGGGAAACTGAGCTTGAGATTAAGAAGATGGAGTCTATTTCTCGCCTCAAAGTCACTGAGGCAGAGTTTAAGAGTTTCGACGCTAGTCTAAACAGCAACAAGGATTCTGTAGCCATACCTGAAAACACGCCCTTGTGGGTGATTTCTACACGTGTAATGGTGGATGCCTTTAGGGCGTTTACTCGCCCAGGGCTAACGTGGGCTATGGTTATTTCCCTGATTCTGTTTATTGCTGCGGGATTTGTAGGGGAGGCCGCAGTTGCTGTGATTCTGGGTGACTTTGTGTTTGCTACATCAACAGCAGTAATGTGGTGGTTTGGATCACGTCCATTGCAAAGGACCTCCAAGTGATTCAGCTATTTGATACTATCAGGATTGGTTTGCTAAACGCCCTTAGCTGGACATCAACCCTTGCAGTCCTTCAACTGGCTGCTGACTTTTTGCAAGTGGCTGCGTTGCTTGGATCAATTACGGTTAGTATCTTTTCTGTACGTTGGATTATGAAGCAGTCTCAAAACCTTGATAAGCTCAACAAGGATAAGAGCGCCAATAAGGCCAAATAAAGCCATTTTAAGGCTACACCTATACCAATGCCTAAGAACCCTAGAGATTTGCCCTGTAATCGCCCTAAAAGGGAGGTTAAGGGCGGTAAGAAGTTTGTCGTCAAAGCCTGTCAGAACGGGAAAGAGAAAGTGGTGCGTTTTGGCGATGCCAATATGACCATTAAGAAGAGCCAGCCAGCTCGCAAGAAAAGCTATTGCGCTAGGTCTGGTGGCATTAAGGGTAAAAGCAACAAGCTGTCCGCCAACTATTGGAGTCGGCGTGCTTGGAACTGTTAACAAAATGCCTGCTAAAAAATCTACTGTAAACTCTGCTGGAGTATATACGAAGCCAACAATGCGTAAACGGCTGTTTCAGTCGATCAAGTCTGGTGGTAAGGGTGGACGCCCAGGCCAGTGGTCGGCTCGTAAGGCCCAAATGCTAGCCAAGCAATACAAAGCCAAGGGCGGCGGATATAAGACTTCTCGATGAAATCACAGCAAAAGAGCCTTGTAAACTGGACGCGACAGAAATGGCGCACCAGCTCGGGGAAGCCTAGCCTTAAGACCGGAGAGCGGTATTTGCCGGATGCTGCGTGGAAGTCTTTGACTGCCGCAGAAAAAGCCGCAACGAACAGAGCCAAGCGCAAGGGCATGAAAAAGGGAAAGCAGTTTGTGAAGCAGCCTAAGTCTATTTCTAAGAAGACGGCCAAATACCGAAAGTAGCCCTTGCTGCATAGGCTATACTAAATTATGCCTCGGTATAGCAATTATGGCTCCCTTGATAATCCCCTCGTTGACGAGGGAGACTTTTCGTTTTCTCGAATAAACGCAAGGCTTCGCCCTGATCAACTTAGTCCATCGGAAGTGGCTATGTCCTCCAACGGACGCATGGATATTAATGGCGCATGGCAAACGCGCAAGGGCCACCAGCACTTTGGGTCTTCGCTTGTTACTGATGCGCTGGCCCTTACTTTGCCATTCACCCTTAATGACGCTGCCCCGCCCGTCCTTGATGATGATGTTGTTAACGCCGCATATGGTTCGTGCTTGTTTTCCGACCCATCATCCAACAACGAGGAGTATATTGCGATTGCGGCAAACTCAAAAGTTTTTCTTGTAAACCTTACTACTGGAGCCACCACTGAAATTGCCTACCCCTTAGGCATTTCTATTTCGTCAAAGGTGAGTATGCTTCAAGCCTTTAATTATATCTTTATTTTTAGAGATGGCGAAACGGCTTTGCAGTGGGATGGAGACCTGACTGGAACTCCAGCGTTTGAGCTAGTGGACAACGGCGATTATACTCAGCCTTCGGTGTATAGCACTTCTGGGAACACGGAAATTGCAAATGGAGTGGTTACAGTTACAGAGTCCGTCCACGATATTGTAGAGAACGATTTAGTTAAGATTATTTCTCGCGGCGACACTAACCTCAACGAGCTATCTGAGTATCGGGTGTTTGAGGTTGATGAGGATGATCCTACTAAGTTTAGGTTTTATGCTGACGCGGACGACATTACTGGTGCGTCGGTGGTTTTAAGCAAACCAATGTCTGTAGGTGGCGGGTTTTCCCATATGCCTGCGCCGCCGTGGGCTATTTATCACCAGCGTAGGTTGTGGATGCCATTCCTTTATACGACATCAGGAACCGCTGGGTCTCCCACAATTACGAATCGAGGCATTACGGACGAGATTATTGCTTCCGATATTCTAGATCAAAACACCTACGATCAGATTTACGGGAACTATCGCATTGCATCCGGTGGTGCAGATCGTGTCGTGGCAATCCAACCCTTTTCTGAAGACAACCTAGTTGTATTCAATCGCAATACCATCCACCTGATTCGTGGCGTAACTGGGGCATTAGAGGAAACGGTTGTGCAGGAAATTACCCGCGAGGTTGGATGTTTGGCACGCAAGTCGGTTGTGCAAGTTGGTAATCAAATCTTTTTCCTGTCAGACAACGGCGTGTATGCAGTTAGGTTTGAGGATTTATACAATTTGCGTGGCGCATCTATTCCACTCTCGGAGTCTATTGATCCAATTATTAAAAGAATTAATAAAGACTACGCATATAAATCAGTAGCCATTTATCACGACAACAGATATTATATTTCTGTTCCTTTGGACAGCTCCACAGTTAACAATACTATATTGGTGTATAACTTTTTGAATAATGGATGGGAGTCCGTTGACACCGTGGCGGCAGCGGGGTGGGATATTGAGAACTTAATTCGTGCTGGGGCTGGTTCGTTGAATAAATTATATGCGGTTAATTCTTTTGGCGGTATACATATCCTAGAGGATCGAGAAGATAATAATGATTTCTTAGCCACCAACGTGGGGCAGTCTGATTCTGCGTATAGTATTCCTTCTTATGTAACTACACGTCAATATACGGGCGGCACTATGGACAGAAAGAGATACAACTCTTTTGAGATTCAAGCAGAAAGCTCTGAGACTAATGAGTCGGACATTGATATTACGTTTGAGGCAGAAAATCCAGACTCCGTAAACGCAATGGATTCCTTTTCTGACCTTTTAGGAAACACCTTGGATGTTGGGGAGGACGCTTCCGTGCGTGGCCGCATTGGCAATATTCGTGGGTATAGCGGTCAGTTTACGCTAGCTCCTAGAATTGGGCGTCCCAAGATAAGATCACTAAAAGTTTCTTCACAGCTCACCGACTTGAATATCAGTTCTAAAGAATGAGTGATATTAAAGCAGGTTTTGTTTGGTCTGATAAGGCTGAAAATTTTGCCAACAATAAGGCAATGGCCTTGCGTCTTAATAAGACTATTGGGGAGGCAACGGTTAATCTTGATAGCGTATTAGGGTGGATTAACGTTAAGGACTATGGGGCAGTTGGAGATGGGGTTACTGATGACCAAGACGCTATTCGTGCAGCTTTTGATAGCATACCTAGCGTTGGACCGCTTCAGCACGTCGTAGTTACAAACCAAGGATCAGGCTACACCAGCACGCCAACGGTGCAAATTACGGGCGGGGGAGGCTCAGGGGCAACAGCAACAGCCGTAGTCGAAGACGGTCAGATCAAGGCAATTACGGTGCTTAACGCAGGATCAGGTTACACCAGCCACCCCACCGTGGGAATCAGTGGAGGCGGAGGCTCAGGGGCGACGGCTTTTGCCGTGCGGGGCCAACCGACTACGGTTTTTTTCCCTCCTGGTCGATATAGATTTAGTAGCTCAAATATTTATTTGGCTGACAAAAGTATGATTACGATCTTGGGAGACGGGGCAACGTTGACCTGCGATAATTTGGATCAAATCATAATGCTTTATGCCTCTGATACGCACTATACTGTGGTTCAGGGGCTGACCTTCAGTATGCCCTCAACGCTTTACTATAACCCAAGAAACCAAGGAGCAGGGACCAAGTGCGTCGGGTATTTCCATGAGTTCATCAACTGTCGGTTTGAGCACATAGGACAGTTCGGCATCCATCTAGGAGAGAACGCGGGGGTATACAACGACCTTGCAAGGTTTATTAATATTAACAACTGCACCTTTGACACAACCATGGGTGACGGCTTGCACATGACCTACGCGCAAGACGTAATTGTAACAAGTTGTTCGTTTCAGCTAACTGGCGATGATGCTATTGGTATTATTAATGACGGCGACGACTACGAGCACATAAACAAAAGGATTTTTGTAACAGGATGCCAGATTGTTGACCCGTGGGGAATGGGGGTGCGAATCCAAGGGTCTGAGGATATTATTATTTCGGATATGTCGATTGTTGGAACGGGAGAGGCGGGGGTAGCAATAAGCACCAAAGGAAACCCAGCACCACCAACTCGTCGGATTACCCTTAGCAATATTGCTATTAAAGAACCTGGCAGGTCAAGGCCCGGATCTACAGTTCATCGCGGGATTACCCTTGAATCACACGTTGGCATGATTCAAGGAGTCCAAATATCCAACTGCATTTTTAGTGATATTACTGGGCAAAACGATGAGGCAATTTTTATGGAGTCATTCCCCCTTAACACGGGGTCAGGTGCCAGCCTTACGGCAGTAATTGTAGGTAACGCAGTCAGCTCGGTTACAATTAACACCGCAGGGTCCGGCTATGTGGTTGGGGCACAAGTTATTTTTGATACTTATGGCACACAGGGCACAGGAGCACGTGCAACAATTACATCAGTGGATGGCAGTGGTGGGATTACTGGCATTACTGTAAATGAGATAGGCAGAGACTACAGCTCAAGCAGTCCGCCAGCAGCCATCCCATGTGGACAGAACGCCTACCTTTACGATCTTGTTATAAATAATTGCTCCATGGTCAACTCGGGCAGGCAGTCTAATCGCAATTTCGTTACTAACTGCGTTCAAAACGGTGTTGTTGCTAATTGCATTTCATTAGAGCCTAGTTCATATTCTGCGCTTTCAGGATCTACTAACGTGGTTTTTATTAATAATCGTTAAAAAATTAATTATTAGGCTCAGTAATTTTGTTTTAGCAGCCACTATTTTCAACAATAACTAATTGTGTTAAAATACCAATATGGCAATCCTTCAAACCGGAACTACCTACTCTGACGGCAATCAAGTTACCTCCACTAACCTCAATGCGGCGGTTAATGCTGCTACGTTTGTTTCTGGGGCAGTAGACGACGTTACCACCCAGCTTTCTGGTAGTGGACAGATTATAGTTAAGGATGGAGGCATTACTGCTGCCAAGCTAGGGACTGCCGCGCAGGGCCAGCTTTTTATTGGTAACGGCAGCGGATTCACTTTAAGTTCACTAACTGCCGGAACTGGTATAGACCTTGAAATTGGTGCTGGCAGTATTGTGATTGAGTCTACTGGCTCAATGGGCGGCAGCAGCGGCAGCACCGACAATGCCATTATACGGGCAAATGGAACCGGTGGAAATACAATTCAGTCATCTTCCATCACCATTGATGACAGTAATAACATTGCTGGAGCCAACAATATTACGGTTGGAAACGTTGTTAATGTTACTTCCGCAAATGGCTATCAAGTAAATGGCACTAAGGTGCTTGGTGCTCAAGGGACCGCAATAAACAGTCTTAGTGCTAGTTACATTGACACGGATTTTGACAATGGAACGGGCGGCACGGACCCACAGTCAGTAGCAGACGCATTTAACATTACAGATGCAAGAATTAACACAATCCTTGCAGCCCTTCGCACTCATGGCATCATTGCTACCTAATGTCGGCAATATCTAAAGCATTTGATTTATATGGACCAGATTTTGCAAGAATGCACGGCTTATATTTGGAGCATGGTTATTGCTATTCAGAACCATCAATGCTGGCCTTGGCTAGGCCGTGTATATCAAACGAACACGAACGCTGGGTATCCGATGAAGAAGCTGATGCTTGGTGGGTTCAACTGGTGATTGGTCCAAACGCACTTTCTACTTTATATTCTCACATTCCATTTCCGCTCTCTAAAATTGGCTGGGCACGGGAATTTAAGGAAAAGCCCCAGCCAAGATTTTACAATTACTACAAGTTAAAAGATTTATTAAAGGTTTAATATGGGTTCATCAGTAAAAATGCCAAAGGCTCCTCCGGCCCCAACTCCTGTTGATCCAGGGAAATCCGCTTTGGATTTTATCCGCTCAATGTCTAGCCCTGAGTTGCAAAACCGACTTTTGCAGGCGGAGCAAACCTATCGTCCCAAATACACGGAGCTAGAGCTTGCGGACATTAACACGTTGCTGCGAGGCACAGAAGACCAAGCAGGATTGCTAGACATTCAAGACGAGGCTTCTCGTCGTGCTGCTGGTATTGGACAAGAGCTAACAACGGCCCAACGAGAAGCAGACATTGCGGACGTTGAAGCCTTGGGTGGTAGGGCTACGGAAGCCTTGCGTTCCGCTGATCCAATGCAGAAGGCCCTGCTTGAGCAGATTAATCAAATGTCTCAAGACCAGTTTGCTCGATCTGGCCGTCTTACGCCTGAGCAAATGCGTAACGCGCAACAGCAGGCACGCTTGGCTGGAGCGTCTCGTGGGCGTGTGGGAGACCAAGGCACGGTTGCTAGTGAGATATTGAATCGTGAACAGGCTTTGCGGAACCGTCGCCTTGAGGCGTTGCAAACCGGACAGTTGGCATTTGGCATGAATCAAGCCACTGCTGCCGATCCCTTTCAGGCAATTCTTGGTAGACCATCACAAGCCCCAGGCATGGGCATGGCGTCCTCGCAGTTTGCTGCTGGCCTTGCTGGTCAACAGCTTGGACCCAATCTGTTTGACCCCAACGCGGGCATTAACCTTGCCCTTCAAAATCAGGCTAACTTGGCAAATTATCAAAGCAGCATTTACGGCTCACAGGCTGGATTTGCAGGTGCTAAAGCGCAAGCTAGAGGTGCTATGATTGGAGGAGCACTAGGTGGCCTAGGTGCTCTTGGTGGAGGATTCCTTGGCAATCCTAATTTATTTGATTAATAACCCTAACCCCACTTTTATCTAATGGCTTACGGATTTGGATCAGGCGTTCGAGCAGAACTTGGCGCAACAGACTATTCTAACTACCTTCGTGGTGCGCTTTCCGGTGCTCAAATGCAAGCCCAAGGTGGGGCCGCCATTGGTGCTGGGGTGCAAAATGCGTTGGCTGGTATTGGTCAGGGTATTCAGAAGTATCAGCAAAATAAGCAAGAAAAACAACAACTACAAGAAACAGTCGCTTATACTCAAAATCTGTTAACAAATAACCCTGAGATTGCAAGATCATTAAATATTTCAACAGATAGCAATGGTGAATATGACAAAAACGAAATTATAGCAGGAATTAAATCTGTTGGAGGAGTTCCCGAGTTTATTAAACTTGCCCAAGGGTTTGAGGAAGCAGATCGACGCAGAAAAGATTACGATCAAGAATTTTTTATAAAATCGGTTGATGAATTGGCCAAACTCGTTGTGGGTGGCTCAATGAGTATTGAAGACGTTCCATCTCTGTATAAAGCACAGGTAAATGTTGCCGCCCAAAAGTTGAAAAACGAATTGGGACAGGAAGGAGGCGAGTATCGGTCGCTTAATATGCAGGCTTACAATGCCGCCATGAATGCCGAAGACCCGACAAAAAGGGCTAGCGTATATGCGTCGGAAATGGCTAGACTTGGCGTTCTTCCAGATAATGAAATACTTACTCAGCTTCGACTCCTATCAGGCAATGACGGAGATACTGGCAGTTTTAGTCAAACCAGTGCGTATACTGATGAGACTGGAAAGTTTATGGGCTATGGCGTTATTGAAAGAGCAACTGGAAGGCTTATGCTTTCTCCCCTCGACGGCGGGGACCTTGTTCCGATGCCCCAAGGTTTAATACCTAGCACGCTATCCAAAGCATCTGGTAGTCCTGTTGAATTTAAAACGTTTAGCGCAATCCGTAGTGGGCTTATGGACAGACGCAGAAGCATTATCCGAATGCAAGATTACCTAAAGAGTCAGAGTAAAACTGACCAAGGCATTGATCGCCTGGTAAATGCTTTTAAATCAACCATTAAGACTTTGCGACAAGAAGGGCTCACTGAGGCCGAAATTGAGCAACAGATTGCAGCCGGAAAGCTTCAGGGCCTCGTGGGCCAAGTGCGCACAAGCGTAGGGGGTCCCGGTGTAATGACTGAGGGTGATGTTGGGCGCATCCTTGCCTATCTCGGTGGAAACGTAAGTGCCTTACAGAACCCCGCGGTGGTAAAACAAGCAATTGAAGATGCTATGATAAATACATACAGAGAATATATTGATGAGCTTCCCAACTACCAATATTTGATCAACAGTCAGTTTGGTAAATATAAGCCAATGGATCCTATAGAACTTTCAACCGAAATGCAAGCCCGTCTGATCGCTGAGGGCCTAGAATAATCCTATGGAAGATCTTGAAACCCTCGTCAACGAATACAAATCCGTTAAGGACGAAGATCCTGCACGCGCAGAAGAACTGCGTGAAAAAATTAGACGCCTTAATAACAAAACTGTTGCGTTAAGGTCTCCAAAGCCAGCGACCCTTACCGGTGTAGACGAGGAAAACTATAAGGAAGTTTCTGCAAAAAACCTTCAAAACGTTCTTGGACTAGAAGACCCTATTCGCCACGAAGGGTCCGTTCCGCTTCGGCTTAGAGCCATATACAAAGCCGCTAGTTCTCCAGAGGAGGGATTGAGGCTCTTGCAAAACCTTGCAGGTTCTGAAAACGTAATCCCCGGAAGCTTCGGGCGCGTTCTTGTTCGCCAGACTAAGAGAGGGGAAACATTTTGGTCCCCACTAGATCCCTCGGGGTTTGATATTGGAGACGTTACCGCAGACGTTGCTGGCTATATCCCAGAAACCGTTGCCTCAGCCCTTACTGCGGCAAAAATGTTTCCTTCACCTCAAGCAAGTCTTGCAAGAATTTTGGGGGGCAGTGCGCTGTCTTCTACTGTTGGTCAGGTAGCGGGGGGCGTTCAAGATGCACTCGTGCGTAAATATGCAGGAGAGCCAGCTAATATTCCAGAAATAATTACGCGCAGGTCAGCGCAAGCGGCATTAGAAACCGGAATGGGAACAGTTCTTCCAATTCCCGGAGCAAAACTGTCTAGGGTCGCAGACATTACAGGAGCAGAAGGAGAAAATATTAGTAAGGCCATTGCCTCTAGCGCACGAGAAGGCCAAAGAAAGCTGGAGGCTATGGGGGTTAAGGCTCCGCTCACGGCTGGTGAGGCTACTGGGGCACGTTACCCGCAGGAAACTGAGCGCATGATGGAAGTGCTTGGTCGTCTAAGTTCGGCTGGACAAAAAGTGCGAAGGGAACAGGGAATGGTCGCGGAGACGGTTAGAGACATGGACGAGATCGCCGCCCGACCGGAAAACGCCGTAGGCCGAATGGTGGGTGCGCTAAACAATGCGGAGGATGCAATAGTGCGTAAGTCCCAAGAGGGCTACGTTGGGGCACTTGGAGACATACAAGGCAGCGTTTCGCGTGAGCTAGCAGAACTAGGACCCTCGGCACCATCTATTACCACAGCAGGCGGAAAGGTGCGGGCATCCGTTGCCTCTACATACGACAGGGCTAACAAGCACGCTAGGGAGCTTTACAAGGGATTTGAGGATGAACTGTCAAGGGTTGGAGCTAACGACGGAATTGTTAAGCTCAAAACTACCACGAATCTGGCCAAGGAAATTAAGCAATTGGTCCTAAAGAAGGGCGTAATGCGCGACGGCAAGATGGTAGAGGAGCCGTTGGGTTTATATGCGCCATTGTTACGAGAGGTAAATGATTTGATAAAGGCTGGTTCTACGCTCCAAAGCGTTGCTGCCGTAAGATCGCTTCGCTCTAGGCTGCTAGACGCAGCCAGAAGCGACCGGGGGTTTTCCGAGGGGGTTACACCGGCTACGGCACGCCGCATCGCCAAGGCCCTTTCCGATGATTTAAGCAATAGCATTAAGGGATATAGCGGAGCCGGTTCCGATATGCTGAAAGCCGCCGATACGGCTTATCGCCTTTCTCTTGAGCCGTTCGATACAAGTCCCGCCCTTAAAAGGATGATTGATATGCCGGGACAAGGCGGATTTCTAAACGATTCTGACGCTATTACGTATTTCTCTAAGCAAGGCAAATTAAACGAACTGAGGGACGTTGGTGCATACTTAAGTCCCGTTAAATACAAGGAGCTTCGCCGAGCTATAGCAGACGACATAGTTGGGGGCCAGAAGTTCCGAGTCGGTGGTAAGGAGCTGGTGGATCTCGGAGAATCGTTAACGCGAATGGAAACACTTCCTCCCGAGTATAAAACAGAGATATTTGGAAGCGAGAAAACATGGCGTAGCCTAGAGCAAGGAATGCGTAGGTTCTCTTACTTGAAAGGCAAAAATAGGATCTTTATGAGAGACGCTTTGCCGTCACCACAGGAAGTGTCCCAATTCGTTAGGGAGGTGGATGAAATCGGAACTGGGGCCGCTTCAGGTAATCTCAAAAAGGCCATAGATGCTGCTAAAAACCGACAACGCCTATTTGGTCAGGGAATAGCATCACAAGTGCGCAAGGGTCGTTACGGTATGGTTGCCGATTCCCCAGATAAGTTTTTGGACAATTTTGCCTTTAGCGGTAATTATAGTCCATCCTACGTGCGCAGCATTGTTAAAATGCTTCCCGATGACGTAATGGCAGATGTCCAGTCTGCTGCCTATAGGCGTGTTTTTGATCGCTCCCGCATTGCGGTGGAGAGCACCATTGAGTCCCTTAAAGGCGGTAAAAATGCTACGTTCGATATTAATAAGGCGATCAATGACGTGCTCGGATCTAATCAACAAAAAGAGACGTTGCGTAACATTGTTGGTGACAACGCATTCGGTAAGCTGGAGGCATGGATACAGTATGAAATGGGTGTCGCCAATGCCCGCAGAAACGCAGGAAACATCGGAACGTTTTCCCGTGAGCAATTCAGTAGCATAGGAAACTGGCCTAACCTAATTGCAAAAAATGCGGCAGCACAAGTGATATTTTCTGATGCTGGCCAAAAGGTCTTGAAGTCCGTTGGTTCGTCTACTGATGTCCGTAAAGGTCTTATGGGTGCAATTGCCGGGGGCTTTGTTAATATTTCAAACTCATCATCAGGCAGGGCTGCTGGAATGGTTGTCCCTGCCCGAGTTAGTGGCGAGGTGTATGATAACTTTGTCAACTGGAACAAGGCCACCGAGGAGATGTCGCTAGAAGAGGAAAGGGCCGCGTTTGCATACTTCTTTGCCCCAGAGCTTTTGATTGAGGATTCTAACGCACAACAGCCCTAGCTCCCCTAAGTTAGTGCCATTTATTTTAGTAGCGAGCTTACCTTAACCCATACCCACTTGCCCCAGAAGTAGGCTGTAATCGCCGCAGAGAGCCACCAGAGGTGCTTCACCTCCATGTTCTCGAACTTGGGCTTGCTTCCGCTAAAGAAGCGGTAGGAATATGTGAAGGGCTTTCCTTTCTCACTCACCCATTCTCGGTAGAGGTTGCGGCGGTTGGTGCCGTTGTCTGAATCACTCCAGTTGCCATGCTGAATGTCGCAGCGCATAGCGTGCTCGTGAACACGCCAGCGTTCAAACAGGTTTCCTTCGCTGTGGCTCTTGAGGGTGATGATGTAGCGGGAAGTATCCCCAAACACATCAAAGTCCTGGAAGACGCAGTTATTGGTGTGCGTGCCCACATCCAGAACGTCCTCCTCGCCACCGTTAATTATGGCCCCATAAAAAACCGTGTCCTCACACTTGTAGGTTTTCATGGTGTCGCTCCAGTTCACCCATCCGTCTGCGTGGGGTTGAAGAGGGCCAACGTATATAGATTCTTTCTCCACTTCTTCGTATGATTTGTAGTTCTTATCT